GCTGCCGGCATGAGCAGCGTGGTGCGTGACTTCGATCGCATCGACAAGGACAGGAAGGGCTTCGTGACCCTGGATCAGCTGAAAACAAGGCTGCTGTCCAAGGACCACTGATCACGCGCTCGCCGCACAACAAAAAGCCCCGGCTGGCGGGGCTTTGCGTGGCGATCTGAAGACCTCAGCGCACCTTGGCGAAGTTCAGGCTGGCGATGGTCATACTGGCCATGGTCTTTCTGGCGGAGTCGGAGTCTAAATTACCGCTAGGTTTCATGCGGTCTGCGGGCCCAGTTTTTCATGGTTCCCCCAAAAGCACCCCCATCCCGGACGATTCATGCAAACCAGCCGCGCATGGCCGCCTGCAGCTCACCCCCCTGGCGGCGCCAAGTCGGCATGGGCGGAAGCGGGCGCATACAGCGCCAGGGCAACGCGCGAGCCAGGCGCCTTGAAGGATCCAACCCGCACGATGGCGCCGGCTCGCGCCATGTTCTCGACGGCATCAGCATGGCCGTGGCGGCGTCGGAGCTGCAGGCCGGCCTGGGCGTGGGCGCCGGCTTCGCGGACAGGCACTGATTCGGCGACCAGGCGGTACCGCAGCATGGCCACCTCGGCCCGGCTGCGCGGGTCAACGATGCCAATGGACAGCATGTCGCGCCAGGTCCGGGCCTCCCCTGGCATGGCGCGCAGCGACTCGAAGGTGGCACTCAGCGCAATGCGGACTTCGCCGCGCGGCCTGGCCACCAGCTGCTCGCTACAGCACGCCCTGCCGCATCTGACGCCGGATCTGCAGTTGAGTCTGCATGTTGGCCTGTTGAATGGCCGACACCACCTCGGCCCGGCTCACGCCCTGGCCGATGTTAATGACCTGGCCCTCACCCACGTGCACGGAAGCACCGCCGGTGCCACCGCCAGCGTTCGCCTGCAGCGCCGTCTGCACGCGTTCACCCTTGTGCAGGATGGCCGGGTAGCCGTCGTACGGCACGCGGTCCAGGCCGTTGGCGTGGCCGAAACCGGAGAACCACGATGTGGCGGCACTGAACAGCGTGGAGAAGCTGAAGTTCCTGGGGCCGCCGCCAGCGCCAATGAGGTCCGTGGCCACTGACTGGAACTTGGCCCGCAGCATCTGCTCTGCGAAGTACGCGAACACGCTGGAAATGCTGAGCTTGCCGGTGCGTGCGAATGCGATGAATGCGTCCTCTGCCGCGTGCAAACCACCGACGATCGTTGCCTGCGCTTTGGCAGTCTGCTCCTGGGCCGATTCGTAGTAGCTCTCCAGCGCAGTCTTGACTTTCGGCTGCGGCTTTTCGAACTGCTTGGCAATCTCTTCGGCGTCCTTGCGCTCCTGCATGAAGAAGGCGCGGCGGGCGGACATGTTGTCTTCCTGGTACTTCAGGACATCGCGCACGTTGGCGGCCGGCCACATGTCGTCGAAGGTGAGCGGGCCCATCTCGGAGTCACCTCGGTGCGCCTTGCTCTTGGCGGGCGGCGTCATGATCTCCTTGATGCGCTTTTCATCGGCGACGGCCTGCTTGGCCTGGCGGTCCACCGAGAGCTGCTCGAGATTGGCCTTTTCCTGCAACAGGTACAGCTCTTGGCGCAGGCGCTCCAGACCCTTGTCGTAGTTGCCGCGGGTGAAGTCGTTCAACGGACCCTTGGCCTGCATCTTTTCGATGCGCTTGCGCGCATCGGCGATCTGCTCGGCGGTGGTGTCCTCCTTGCCCAGGTTCTTGTACCACTCCCAGAAGGCGCTGATCTCCTGTTTAGCCTGTCCCCACTCGCGGCCCCAGGCGCCAAGGTTTTCGGTTGCTTCCTTGGTATGCGCATTCATCCGCTGGAAGCTTTCAACCATCGCATCGCTAAGCCTTCCTTCGTCCTCCAGCTGCTTGATGTGGAGGAACTGCGCGGCCGTCAGATAGTGGTATTGCTTGTTGTGCTCCTGCGCCCACTTGGCCACGCCATCGGCCATGCGGGCAAAGTCCTTAGCCACCTCTTCACTGCTCTGGCCGGTCAGGCGCGCCATCATCAACGTGGCCTTGGTGCCCTCTTCGATGGCCTGCTGCCCCACGCGGCCGGTACTCACCAGGGCCTGCAGGGCTTCTTTGCCTTGGCCCAGGGTGGCGCTGCTGGCGGCGGCGGCTTTGGCGGCCATCGCCTCGAAGCTGCTGCTGGTCAGGCCGGCGGCGTTGCCGGTCAGGATCAGGCTGTTGGCGAATTCATGCTGCTCTTTGGAGCCCTGAAATGCGGCCATCGCAGTGACGGCGATAGCTGCCCCCACGGCCGAGATCGCCACGCCCACCGGCGTAATCATCGAGCCCAGGGCCTTGAAGGTGTTGCCAATGCCACCGAAGCTGTCTTTCACCTGCCCGCCCTGCTGCATCAGGATCAGCAACGGGTTCTGCCCGCCGGCCAGCTGGGTGGCAACGTCTGTGAACTGGGCGGGCAGCATGCGCATGGCGTTGGCCGTCTGCGCGGCGCTCACCTGGCTGGCGTTGCCGAGCTTGGCCATCTCAGCGGCGGCGCGACCGTAGCTGGCCGATTCACCGGCCATCTTCTGGGCCTGGGCCATCTCACGGATGTAGTCGTTGACGAATTGCACCTGGCGGCCGATCTTCTTCAGCTCCTTGTCGGCCACGGTGCCGGCCGATGCCATCTCGGCCCGGAAGCCCGACGAGTCGAGCGCGAGTCTGGCTGCGAGTGCGCCTGCTGTCGTCATGAAATGATCCCCTTGATGTAGCGAAGCGATGCCGCGACCAGCGGCAGGTTCTGGTTAATGAAGATTCCATCAGTCATAGGCAGTTTCCCCTCGCAAGTCCTATTGAAGGAAGCCGCCTCGGGCCATTGCATTGAGTTCCGCAGCGGCATGCGGGTTGTTTTTCCACCCGGCCCAACTGGTCAGCGGGCCGACCCCGCGCACCAGGCGCCCCCTGCACGAAGCAATGGCGGCCGTAACTGCTTCCGCATTGGCCGGCGCAATCTGCAAAGCTGACAGGTCCTTGCCGATGGCGGCCAGCTCGTCGCCCCACTGGTGCACAACGCTCTCGCCAAAGTCCACCGCCAAGGCTGCCCGTTGGCCTTCAACCAGCGTCTTCATGAGAGCGATCGAACTCGCCATTTGCCCGATTCGGTCATCAGCCGAGGCGCGCAGCTTGCGGTTCAGGTCTTGAAGTTCATCGAGGACCTGTCGCGCCTTGCTCAGCGTGGCCTCCGCGCCAATGCCGGACTGCAGCAGATTCAGGCCCTCGCCTTCTGTCGCGAGCAGTTGTTTCATCCGGGAAAACCACTTGCGCCGCTGGTCTAGCGTTTGGGCCACTGCGGCGTTCAGGTCGAAGAATGGCTGTTCATGGACAGGCTGCAGCGCAACCTGCCGCATCACCTTTCGCTTGGACTTCCTTATTTGAGACATTTCCGGAATTGGGGGGTTGAATTGAGGCGAGGGCGTGCAACCGTGAAAGGTGCCGGCGGTGAGCCCTCTCGCCGATCTGGCTTCCCGTACAGACCGGCCATGAGCGCGCATGTTTTGAGCATGCTAGGCAACGCCTTTGGGGTCCACGCGGGCCTATGCGCGCTCTGGCTCGGCCCGACGCGGCAACTCATGTCGCGCTGTGTTGATAGAGGACAACGGCTGAAGTGTCGAGCAGGTTTCCACCGCTGCGGGCCCAGGCCAGGAAACCGACCTGGCCGAGCCTCGTGTAAGCGGAGTCATCGAAGCGGCGAATGCCGACTTCCAACGCATCTCGGATTGCGTACCTACCCAGATTGCCAAATGCCAAGCTCTTGGCGTTCGCCGCCGGCACCGGCATGTCGTTGTTGATGTAGACCGGATAGCCGAGCAGCTGCGGCGGGCTGAACACCGCAGTTCCATCATCGAAGCTGGGCAGCCAGATCGGACGGCCGGACGTGTCCTTCACCTTCCGGATCACTTTGCGCATGGTCTGCGTCATCATCCATCCAGGCGTGGCCGACGGCATGCCATTTTGCTTGCTGGGCATGCCGATAGCGGCCTCATTGACGCTGTCGACCAGGTCGACGAGGTCGTCGTAGGTGATGGTCAAGGTTTGGCCGGTGGCGCCGACCTTTCCCACGCTGGAGGCGGTGACCAGTCCTGTGGGTTGCCCCGATCCGGTGCCCGTGGTGAAGTGCTGGTTCTGGATGCGGCCGATGCGATCCACGGCCCGCTGATTGAACCAAGCCACGATGTCGACGTTGGAGTCCTGAACCAACTCGATCGGCGCCGTGATGACTTTGCTGCTGTACTTGTAGGTCGGAATGGGGCACGTTCCGAAGGACGGATCAGCAGTCGTGGACAAGGAGTTCTGGCCGATCAGTTCGCCAACCTCCAACGTGCCGTCGCTCGTCGGGTAACTGAAGTCAGCCCCGGTTGTCGTGGTGAACTGGTAGGCAACCTGGCGCATCCAGCCGTAGCCCTTGAGGACGTCGATCACTTCGGAAGCGACAGGGGTCTGCGTCGCGTAGCCGCCTTGCGAGCCCGTCGCGGTGCTCATCGTGGCGTTGACCTTGGCCCGCTCGGCGGTGGTCATATCCCCTGCGCGCTTGCGCAGAAAGATCTCCAGGCCTTCGCGCTGCACAGAAAGTGCGGCCGTCCTTTGCGTATGCGCCGCCAACAATTCGGAATGGCAGTCAGCGTCATCAAGCAGCCGGTCGAATTCAGCCTGGTTGGTTGGCGTCCACGTTCGTGAGCCTTGCTCCTCCAGCAGGTTCCTTGCTGCACGGGCGGATGCTTGAATTCGGCCACGAAGTTCGTTGAGAGATTGCATGATCTGGATCTACCTGTGTTGATTGGAGGTTTAGGCGCCGACGTATCGCTTCAGCTCGCGAACGCGCTGCGAGATGACCGAGTCATTCCCCTGGCTCAACGTGCCCAGCAAAGGCCACTGAAAGTACTCTGCAAAGCCTGCGCTGTAACCCTGCCGCTCGATGGAATCGAAGAAGGCGCGTTCTTCCTCGAAGATTTTGTTCAGCTCAAGCAGCTTGGCCAGGCCGCGGCCGACGATCGCGCGGTGCTCTGTAGCCTGGTCGCGGCAGGCTTCATGGCTCAGACGCTGCGCCAGAAAATAGAGGTCGGAACTGCGCTTCTTGATGGCCGCCTGCAGCGATTCGGCTTGCGGCCGCAAGGCTGCGTGCTCATCGCGCAGGGCCATGTGCGCTGCCGTTGGGGCTGTCACCTTTCCGGTCTCCGCGAATTCGAGAGCGGCGGCCACGTGCGACGTGTGATCTCCATGGGAAGGCGTATCCGCCAGCAAGGCCTCAATTTCCTTGATGCGACTCTGCACCTTCGACAGGGCGGCGCCGTACTTGTTTAGCTCTGCGATCGCGCTTGCGTACTCTGGTTGCTCTGTAATGTGGATCACGAATGGACTCCTTTGATAGATGGGCACAGAAGGGACCAATTTTGGTGGTCGTGGATGTGGAATTCGTTCTCAGAAGAGCGCCTATGACGCTGGAACAATTGAGCGGCCCTGGCGAACCAGCTCGCAGCGGTTGCGGGCAGATGGCAGCCCTTGTACGAACGCTCATCGAGGACGCTTCTTGTCCTGGCAAGCATGGCCTCTTCGCAGACTGGCCCGATCATGTGGCGCTGTGCTGGTAGAGAACGACGTTCGGAAGCGTGGGCAGACTGCCACGGTCGCGCAAGCTTCCGCCGCTGCGAGCCCAGACCAAGAAGCCGACCATCCCAAATGTGGTGTAGGGAGAATCGCCGAAGCGATACACACCAACATCCAGCGTGTCTCGAATGGCATAAGCGCCAAGGTTGCCGAATGCCAAGCTGGTCGCGTTCGCGCCGGGCAGCGGCATGTCGTTGTTGATGTAGACCGGGAAGCCCAGCAGCTGATCGTGCGTGTTCGCCGAAGAGCCATCGTCGAAACTAGGTGTCCAGATCGGGCGGCCGGACGTATCCTTCACTCTCCGCACTACCCTGCGCATGGTCTGCGACATCATCCAGCCTGGGGCGGTCGCTTGTGTGCCACTCTGTATGCTGGGCACGTCGACCGCGGACGCAGTCACGCCCTCGGCCATTTCCACGAGATCGTCCAAGGTGATGGTCAGCACCTGGCCAGTGGAGCC